TCATAAGTAAATAATCCTGATGAAGACTGATAATATAAGAATTGTTCAAATTGATCAAATCCTCCTATTAAATTAGTATATAATGTTTTATTTTGTATAGCATTTAAACGAGCATCAGATCCAGATACAGATGCAATTGACGCAGATTGAGCGTTATAATATTCTAATAATTCAACTTTATATTTAAAATTAGCTAATCGTTCTGTAGCTGAACTATAAAATATAAAATTATTAAAATCTGTATAATCAATATTTAATTTAACTCCAGATAAACTTCCTGAAAAATATGAATCAATAATTTGTTGAGATGTTTGTAAAGAAGATCCTAATAAATCATTCCAATTTTTTAATGATGTTGCATTTGATGTATTTTGTTCTGCAGAAGCATACCAATTTACTCCAGATATTACATTAAATGTTACATCTTGTATTAATTCAGTTATAGATATATTATCAATATACGGTAGTTTATTTTCACGTACTATCCAACATTTAAAATTTTTCTCTATATTTCTAGAAATTGGTTTATATAATTTTACAAATAGATATTTTCCAACAACAACACTATTAACAAATAATGCAGTTTCATTTCTAGAAAAATTTAATAGATATCTTTCATGAGCATCATCATTTAATGAAGTTTGTTGTATATTATTAATATATTGATTAATTGCAACTAAAAAATGTGGATTTGCTTCATCTATAGCTCGTAAACGTATTTCTGTTCTATCTGGAGATATTTCATCGATTGCTAATAATTGTCTATTGTAACTTCCTATAATATTTTCAAAAAAGTTTAAAACTATCTTATATTTTCCACTAGTTAATTTTAAATCATTTAATGTTTGTGTTATATTAAATTTAGCTGGCTGATTTAATTGTATTTCATTACCAGTTTTATCAAATACTTGTTTATTATAATCTGTTAATGTTATATTTTGTTTTGCAGTAATCCATGAATCTCCAGAATATACATGAAATTCATTAGAACTATTTACTGATGTTAATGTAACTGGTATATATGGAAATAATGTATCCTTAAATAAAGATTTATCGATCGAACTATAACGTTCTCCTGCTATTGCATTACTTGCATTATTAATATTTTCTATATTTGAATATTGTTTTAACATATTATGTTTTTGGCGAATCTATATCCGTTCTATAATTTGTTGGTATTTTTCCATAATTTCTAGATCTAGTTGATCCTATCAATCCTTTACCAGGATCATCAATTAATTCAATATTCCAGAACATTGAACTTCGTAAATACCAAGAAGGCCCTCCTGTTTCTAATGTTAGAAAATAAGTATCATAATCAAACATATCAGTTGGATCTATTATATATACAAATTTAATATATGGCCACATTTGGGAATAACTAGTACCAGAAAATCCAATATAATTTGCATGATCTTGAGATCTTTGATACGATCTTGGTTTTGTGGATCCAAATATTGGTTTTCCATCTGCTCCTATTTTATTATTACGTCTCCATTTAGTTGGCATATCTCGTTCTAGTTGTAAGTTATATCCAGTATTACGAAGAGGATCGGATGATTCTTTTTGATTAACACTAAATCCTACTGTAAACTTTATAGTTTTGTTTGTATCATTAACTAAAGAAATAATTTCTGGTGTTAAAACAAACCCAAAACGTTCTCCTAATGGAGTTCCAGATAATGTTTGTTCAAATGGTATTCTTCTAGGGCCTTTATATCCTTGAGGATTTGCTGTAGTTATATTCCAACTATTTCCATCTCCATATGATAAATTAATTTTTCTATATTCATTTGATCCTCTATCCAAATTTGGATCTAATGGTACACGATGAAATCCACTTACTGGATCTATTCCAAACTCTGATAAATTTAAGTCAGGTAATGTAACATCGAAATTATCTGCAGAAATAGTTGTACTTGGAGGAAATGAAAAATATCTAAATTGGGTGTCAATTGTTTTTACAACAGATCTATTAGTATAATTTTGTTTAATCTGTTCAAATATTATTAATTCTTCTTGATTAGCAGGCCGGCCGGCAGTTTGAAATAATTGTAATTCTTTTTCAGCTTGTTTTTGAACTGCAACTTCTTTTATTTCTTCTGGTTTATTTGTATCTACTGCTCTAGCCATTAGTATCCTTTATTATTAATGTAATATTTCCAGAATTATCTCTTTTATTAATTGCATTTAAATTAGATTTAAAATAAATTCCTTTTGAATTATATTCTCTAATTATTTTCTGATCAATTGGAGATGGAATTGGTTCTATTATACTAGGCGGAATATTTTCTTGTTTTGAAATGTTTATTTTTTTATTTTGATCTTTAATTTGTATATTTTTTATTTCTTTGGTATAATCTTTAACACTAATTGCATTTAAATTTTTTGAATCTATAGGAACTTGAGTATTTGGAATTCTTGAGTTGCCAGTATCTCCAGTAATTGTGTCTGATGGAGTTTCTGCTGCAGGAAATGGAGCTGTATTTACAGAACCATCGTCAGGTTCTTGATTAATTAGATTATATTTAGGATCATCTACACCGCCAGGAAATGATTGTTTAGGATATTTTTTTAATTTTGATATTAGATTATAATGATTCATATATGTATAAATATTAAACTAGAAAAATATAGATAATAATTTTATCTTGTAACTTTAAAATAAAATTTATCACTTATATATTCTTCTAAATACCCATCAACAACTTTAAATTCTAATCTATAATATCGTTCTGGCATAAGTCCTGACATATCCATTTGTATAAAGCTACTAGTAGAATCACAGCTAATATTTGTATATGATGTATCATATGGAACAATTGTTTCTTCGGTTGCTGCATCTATTACTGTATATAATGAACTACTAGGAAGATATTTAACCGTTGTCATTGGAAATTCGTTACTTGGAGATCTTTGCGGATATTTATCTCTTCCAAAAATTCTTAATTTAACAACTTCTTCGTCTTTATATGATTTTTTTAATCTAGTATATACTGCATATGAATCTAAATCAATAGAAGACAAACTACCAGTAGAAAACGAAGATTTATCAAAATACATTAATATTCTAGGAACATATACAGTATTAGAATCTCTACTAAAAAATCTAACAAAACCAGAAACTGCAGAATCAGATTCATCATCATCTGAAAATTTTAATAAAAATCCATAATTAGGTACTGTATATCCTCCGCTACCAGATACCCATAATTTAACAGCTTGTGTTATATTGATATCAATATCAGTAGGACGCACAGATGTGTCTGTTAATGTAGTTGAGTCAAACGATTGAGAATATATAGTTGAACTTCCGCTTATTTGAGCAGATCCAGATTCATATAACCAACTACCTCCACTACCAGATCCAGAAATATATAATGTACTACCAGATGGCATATTTACTTCTTGACTACTAGATATCCAAAAATATGATCCAGATTTAGGATTATCCCATGTACATCCATTATTCTCCGGAGTACTTTGATAATTTAAATATCCTGTTCCATTTGTCCAATCTTGTCCAACTACATTTGCATTAATAGTATATGAAGAAGGTAAATTTTTTGCATGTGTGGTATATAATTGTAATATAAACTTACAATCATTGATTCCTACGTTATACTTTGACAAAGTATTTGATACATCATTCATATCAAATTTTATTAATGATCTAGATAATGAATAACTAGAAGTTACTCCTGTTGTTAAACGTTTTCCTATTTCTAATATTTCATCTAATCCAGTATTAACCTTAGGTTGTCCCTCATATAATGTAGAGTCATTTGATGGATATATTATTTTAAACATAATGTTTTATTTTCTTTTAATAGTTTACTACTCGTCCTTTAATATCTTTATTTAAAAATTTGACTTCAAATATTGCAGGATCTAAAGGAGGATATATTATTCCTTGTTTTGTAGCTGTATTTAAATCATATACATTTCCTGAATAATTACTTTCAGTATTATATAAATTTTTAAACTCTACATCAACTACTGAATTTACTCCCTTTACTCTTCCTAATATATTCATGATATCAGACATTACTATAGGTTGATTTATTTGCCATTTATCGACATTAAAATATGTTCTTAATTGATCTATACAATCTAATAATACTTCATTACTATTAAAATTAGTTGCAACAGTAATTTCAAAGTCGACTCCAATATTAATAATAAACGCATCGATAATATTAATTGCATCTGTTAATATTCTATAATAATTTAAATAATTTTTTAAATTTGTTTTAACAGCGTCATTTAATGATGTTAAATTTTTATTTTCATTAAATCCTAAAACATATAAATTCATTGCTAATGGATTAGGAATTCTAGTAGATTCAAATTGATTCTGTGATAATTGATCATCAGGAACAATATATGCTTTTGAAATACTTCCAAATCTTGATGGCATTGAATAAGATCTTATTATATAATCATCTCTTGTAACTAATCTATTTTGAGTAGCAAAATTTGCCATAGCATTATTTTTAATATCTTGTATAGAGTCACTCGTTTTACCACCACCAGCTGGTTTTTCATTTGTTACAGTTACACTTGATTTTACAAAATTTGTCATTGCATTTGATGTAGTAGCATTTGGATCATCATCATATTCAATATTTTGTATTTTTGTTAATACACCAGCTGATACATTATCTGCCACTCCTCCTCCTACTGTATATTGTATAGTTAATGTAGTATTAGATGGTGCTTGACCATATGCTCTTGTATATAGAAAATTTGAAGGATCTATATCAACATCAATTGGTTTTCTAAATCCAGCTAACGCATTACCAACATTATCAGGATTTGGTATAATTTCTTCATCATTATTATCTGAAATACCTGCTCCGAATTGTATTTCTAATTTATTATCACTTCTTAATCTTGTAATAAATCTTTTTGAAGTTTTTAATAGTTTTAATAAACTAGGACTAGAATCTCTATATTGAGCAAAATCTGGATCATTTTCTATTAAATTTGGAATTTCTTGAAATATTGTATCTTGTGCTAAATAATCTACTTTATACCAAGCATCTCCATCTGATTCTCTACATGATATAATATCTATAATATTAGTATCGTCAATTACAACTTTATCATATTCTTTTGGAGTAGTAAAAGTAAATTGTGCAGATTTAATTTTTCCAGAAACTACTTGAGTTGATTTTTTTAATAAGTAATATATTGGTAAATTTGTTGATTCATCACTTTCATATATTGTTACTTCGGTAGGATTTATAGATGAACTAAATGAAAAATCTACTGTATCTAATGTTCTAAATTCTGCAGCTCCGTTTTCTTGTTTAATTTGTAACCCAGGTTTAATTGTTAATGCATAATTAAAATCAGGAGAGACATTATCTCCAGATCCTATAGCTGGTACTAACTGAAATATATCAATATTAGTATATGCAGGAATAGCATTTTTTGCTTTATATCCTAATGTTCTAGCTAGATCATAAATATTTTTACGTTCTGACGCTTGTTCTAATAATGATTCTTTTAAATTATTATCTGCATAATAACTTAAAACGTCTCCTACGTAGGATGCCATTTCCATAAATAACATTCCAGGAGAAGATTCATTAAAATCATTATAATCATTTGGAAAATATTGTTTTGTAAAATCAATTAAATTTTTTCTAAATTGACCAAAATCTTTTCCTAAATATGATATGTCTTTTGTTACCTCCATTTTATTTCCTATTCAATTTTAAGTATTCCATCTTCACCTGCAAAAATTGTTATTGTTTTTTCCGATTCTGATCCAGATACTGTAAATGTAATCGATATCATTATATTATGTATCATATTAGGATCGTCATCGCTTGTAACAATTTTTAATTCTGTAATTATTATATAAGGTAACCAAAAACTTATTGCATCTGTTATTGTAGTTGATATAAAGTCTTTTAATTCAAATACATTTGGTTCAAAAACAATATTTAAGAGATCTGTACCAAAATTTGGTTGTAAATACCTTTCTCCTTTTCTTGTTAATAATAATGTTTTAACATTTGTAGATGCCTGATCAAATGTTGTAAATGTTTTTTGAAAAACACCTGGCGCGTTGAATGGAAACTTAACTCCAATAGCCCTATTGGGAGTTAATGTATTTGTATCTATTTCAACTATTTTATATGCCATTATTTATTTTTCTTTTTATCAATTGCTTTCATTAACGCAGTATAATCTTTAGTCATTGCTTTTGCTACAATTGGATCAACTTTCATAGACTTACCAGTTTCTGGATCTTGCATAACTGCAGATGCAGCAGTAGACATTGTTCGCTGTACTCCAAAATTTCTTGCATCTGTAGACGTCATATGAATATTTTCATTCATTATATCAGCATAACTGGTTTGTTCTTTTAAAGCTCCTGTTTCATTTAATACCGAAGCAAATTTATTTTCTTTGAATTTACTATGTTTTTTTACTGATACTGGTTGTTTTATTTCACTAACCGTACGTTGTAACCCTTCTTGTAATATTTCAGTTAGTTCTTCTTTAATTACTGATCTAACTTCTTCTTTTACGATTTTTCTTAAAACTTGTATAAACTTTTTTTGTTCCATAATTATTCTTCTTTTTTTATAAATATTAACATTAGAAATTTACGGGCGTCGGCCAACCAGAACTTGTTTTAGGCCCGTAAATATTTTTATTTTTAGTATCTACATAATAATCTCCTGGTTTTCCTACTGATATTTTTGGTGCTCCTTCTCCATTATATGATTGAGCTGGTGCTTCTTGTAAAGATTTTAATAAATCTTGTTGTGTATCTACTAATGATTCAATTAATCCAATTCTAGATTTAATATCTTCAATTCCTGTATTTATTTCTGTATAAAATTCACTTCCCATTGTTTCGTCATCCTTTCTACTTTGTTCACTTCCCCATGCTATTCCTGTGCCTGGATCTATTTCTCCATCCCAAATCCATATACTTCCATCAGTATCATTATATGGACTTTTAGGATTAGGCGGAGGATTTAATGGAGATCCATTATTTCCAGATCCTTGAATCAATAACCAAGAACCAGCTGGTTGTTTTTCTGGAATACTATCTGAAAAATCTAAATTATCAATTGCATTACGTAAAGAATTAGTTGCATTAATTGAAACTTCATCACCACAAACTCCTCCAATTTGTACTGCTACATCACCTAATCCTCCTAAAGCAGATTCTAATGATGTTCGTATTTGCGGAGGTATAGTGCCTAATTGTTTAACTGCAATTCCAGCATTTGCTAAAATCATATTTTGAACGATTACTAATTCAGCTGCTAATACTGGTAACGCTGTAATAGGATTAAGTAATTGTAATGCTTTTATTGCATTTGCAATACCTACTAATGTTTTTAGCAAATTAACAATTTTTTCTATTAAAGGAACTAATTGTAAAATTTTTTGGACTAATTCTTGGATTTGTCGTATTCTTTCTAATAAATCTTGAATGTCTGGAGAGTCACAATTGCAATCATCTGGCAATTTAGCACAATCAGAAATAACTTTTTCAATCTCTAATTGTATTTTATTTATAAATTTTACTATTTGATCTACTATTAAAGCTACTGCTTGATTTGGCAGAGCTGGTATTTTATCTAATGGAAATGAAACTGGCATAACTTGTCTTTCTATTTATCAAAATAATGTTTGTTACTATTTAAATCACCTATGGATTTTAATATATTAATTAATTTTCCTTGTTGTAATGGACTAGAAGCTATACCTGCAGGTCCTATTACTCCTGCTGAAATAACTGCTACTAAATCATTTAATATCATTCTTAATTTATCTCCTTTAACTAATGGATGTCCTGCATTTTCTGCTCCAATTCTAACTTGTGGAGCTCCTAATGTTATTCTATTTGGTGAATCTAATATAATAGAATCAGATTTAGCTCGTAAAATAATTCTATTTGCATCTGCAACTAGTTGCGATGTTTTAAAACTATTAATAGGAGAAGATTTTGTTGGAGTTCTGTATAATTTTAAATCAATTAACTGCTGCATTGATGTTAAATATAATGAAGAAAAATCGTTTTTAAATGATTCAATAGTAAATAATTTATCTTTTTTATCAAAGTGTGCATTTGACAATATTATTATAGGATCTCCATCTGCATTACCTTTCCATGTTGGCTGAAGTGTATATGATCCATTATTTACAGTACTGCCTAATCGTATACTATTACTAAAACGTCCTTGTATTATAGTATCTCCTTCGAATATTTGTAACTGAGATACTGATTTTTGTTTAAAAGATTCTCCTAATGGATTTTGTTGTCCAACTGCATTAACATTAGATGTTTGTGCTTCAGCAATACCGGGTAATGCATTATGGTTAACATTTGATTGTATATTATATGCAGGAAAATAATACCATTGTCTTCTAAATTTATCTACAGTACTAAATTCATTAGTTCCTTGAAATATTAATACATGTTCTCCAATTAATGGAATATCATTATGTCTAGGATTAGCAGGTCTACAAGATATTTCTTGTGTTCTTCTTTCATCATATGTACGAACAACGACAGATCCAAAATTTGACTTATCATTTTCTTTATATGTGTCAGTTATATTATTTTGAATAACTTCGGCTAATAAAAAATTAACTTCCATTTTTATTCTCCAATGATTTTTTTACATTGTTAATTTTTTCTTGAAGTTCTTTATCTTCATTTTCAATTTTTTCTATTTCATCTGATAATTCTTCTTGAAAAGTATCATCTGCAATTTTTAATAATTGATTTTTTTCATCATCGCTTAATAAAGAAGATTCGCCAGTAATAGTTTGTTGAGTTGATATATATCGTTGAACTATTGCTGTTAATTTAACTAAATGATCGTCATTTTTAACAGCTACATCAAGATACTCTTTAATTAAAGGTACTATTATAGTAGCATCAGAAGCTGTTCTTATGAGTGGTTGTAATTGTGATATTAATTGATTTATTTGTCTATCTTTCTTTTTTGAATTATGATATACATCAGACATTAAATCAGAGAAACTAGTTCCTTTAAATAATTTATCATTTACATCCATAATGGACTCCTTTTAATAATAAATATTAAAAAGGCAAATTCACGAACTCAGTACGTTCATATTCTAAAAATTTTGTTGAATATATTTGTTTTAATACTTTTATTACTTTTGTAATATTGTTTGTTTCTAATCCAGTACGTTCTCTTATAAAAACATATAATGCTTTTTTATTAAATTGTTCTATGTTTTGTCTATCTTCAAAAATATGTAATATTGAATCAGCAACATGTATATCAGTTTGATTCGTAAATATAAAATTTAAATTTTCATAACAATATGATACATATGCATCCATAAAATATTTTAACGTATCTTGCATTTCAGTGTTATGCATTTCTATCATTACATTTCTTTGATCATCAATATTAACAGGTTCTGCTGTTTTCTTTAACTTAGAATATCCCTTTTGATTTTCAGCAATTAAATAATTAAATGCAGTTCTTGTATAATAAGAATATGCTTTTCCAGCATTTGGATTAAATTTATCTAAACGAATTGTTAAATATGTAACTAAATCTGTTTGCAAATCACGAAATGTAGAATCAATATATTCACATTTCATTTTATTTATCAAATTTTCAGCTAACTTCATGAAAGCAGGAAATATAAATCTTCTATATATTTTCTCTTTTAATACTTGATTATCTTCAGATCTATTATATGCTGAAACTGAATATTCAGTAATTTTAGTCCAATATCTATTTGATTTTTTCTTCTTTCTCCCCATTAAATTCTTCTTCTAAATTTGTTATTACATTTTTTAATAAATCAAACGTAGTTCCTGCCTCATCATCTTTTTCAAAAGCTCCAATACGATCAATACGTTTCATTTCTTTATATGATTCATTTATTTTTTGATACATATATTGAGACATTTCTTCTAATTCTTTTATATATTCTTCTTGATCTGCAGTAACATTAGCTAATGTCAATGATCTCCATACAAAATAAACAAATCCTCCTGATAATATTAATAATCCTATTATTTCAAATATCATGATTCTCCAAATGTTTTAAATATATCTGTTATTGATTTGTCAATATCTGGATTTTGTTCTGCTAAATTTTTAATTGCTGTTTTTTTAGTAGCTTTTGTTTTTGCACTAACTGGATTAGGAGAATTATTTTTATAAGATCTCCATCTTTCATATTCTATTTGAGATGCCATATGATCTGCATGATGTAATAGTAAAGGCAAATTAGTTTTTAATTTAGCTTGTGCCGATCTTGCAATAAAATATGGTTTATTAGCATCATCATATATACCATCATGTATTCTAATAGCTTGATATTCATTCCAAGACATTTGAACTTGATATTTTTGAAGTAAATATAGTGAAAGATCTGGCACCATTGTGAAAGGAATATTTTCATTATGCTTATACATTCTTCCCATATTCTTTCTATGCCAATCAGAAGTTTCTACTTGATATACTTCTCTTCCTTTTCCTGGAAATCCACATTTACCTAAATCATGATGCATAGCAGCAAACATCATTTCATTATATTCATATCCAGACATATCAGAACCCATACTTTCCCAAGAATTATACAATTTTTCTGTACAATCCATAACTCTAAGTACGTGATCAATATATCCTCCAGCAAATGCATTATGATAATGAGCAACTGAAGAAGCAGGCATCATTACAATCCTTTCTTCATAGTCATCATATAATTTATTTAATTTATCTGCTCTATCTGGAAATAACGTATTAACCCTATTTCTATATTCATCCCAATTGGATTTTATTTTTTCGGCGTCTAACATAACTTTTTATTTATTATAATAAATTATTTGGAATATTCCAATATGCCTTCTGCCATTTTAAATGTACATAAAGAACATACTACTGATAAAGATGTTTTTGCAACTTCTACTATATTAGTACAGTTTTTACATCTACATTGTAACTTTTTTGTTGATTTTTCTTTTTTCATGATATTACTGTTGTTCCACTTGGTGGATTGTTTTCTTCGTAATGTAATCCTTCATTTCCATTTTGACCAATTACATCCATTCTTCGATCTGCTTTATTTTCGTCCCACGCATCACTCGGATGTGGAGGCCTAAAAGCTTCTGGATTACTATTTTTTATAACTTGTTCGCCGTATATATTCTCTTTTGTATTTTCAGAAATAATATCAAAAGCCTTATTTGAAGCAATTAATAATATTACAGCTAATGGATCAAACACAAATATAAAAATTAATATAAACCAATTTACAACTTGATTCATTGGACGTTCTAATAATTCAGAAACATATTTTAATGGTCCAATTTCGTTAGTAACTGTAGAGGTAGATTCTATATCTAATATATTTAAATCTAATGTAGTTACAGAATCAGTTAATGCTTCAATTTTTATTGAAACATTATTTCGTTGTTGTTTCATATCATCAAGTTGTGATGTTAAAACTTTTCTTGTTCTACTTGATGTTGATGTGATAATTTGTCCGGTTTCTTTGTCTTTCCATTGAACTTTATTATTAGAAAGTCCTTTAGTTAATTCAGTAATTGAACCAGCCAATTGATTTTTTTCGTTAATATAACTATTTAATTGTTCTTGATATCGTTCTTTTTTAAGATTAATAATAGTTATTTCTTTATTCATTACAGATAACTCATTAGCTGTAGTTTGATAAGCCGCTGTTAAGAATCCATATATACCTAATGATGTTATAAACATTAATATAATAACTGCAGTAGTTAAATATGTTTTTAGTAAAAAATTTATCTGTTTCCAAAAACGATGTAAATATGTAGCAGTTATTAGTTTTGCTGCTTCTAATGTACCAGCCATGATAGCTACAGCTACTGCTTGAGCTGAAAATAATTTACTTATTCCAAACACACTATAATATGCAGCACTTCCTGCTAATGATAATGCAGTAATTAGAACAATATATGAAAATGTTCGATTCATTCTCTTTCAATAAAATGTTTTACTGATTCTAATTTTCTTAAACATTCTGCTAAATTTGTCATTGCAGATTGTGGATCAATTTTTCCTTTTTCAATTCCTCTACCTACAGATTTAACAATTTCATATGCATCTGTTAAACTATCAGTAATTTGTGTTTTAAATTTTAAATTTGCCATAACTTTCCTTTCTTTATATAAATATTAGTAATTTAAATTGTTGATATATTTATTAATATAATAAAAAATAATCAGAAAACAAATCATGATTAAATTAAAATATTTATTACAAGAACAAACTACTGTGCTCCGTAAAGGTAGTCGTGGAGAACAAGTTAAAAAATTACAAAAACAATTAATTCAATTAAAATATCTTCCATCTAAGTTAGCTAGCGGAAATTCTTCTGCAGATGGAATATTTGGTTCTGGTACAAAAGTTGCAGTACAAAAATTTCAAAAAGACAATAAGTTATCTGCAGATGGAATTGTAGGAAAAAATACTTATAGTATGTTACAAACAAAGTTAACATCATCTCCAAAAGTTAATATAACAAAACAATATATTGAAGCTTTACATAAAACAACGCGCGGAACAGGAACTAATGAAGTTGGATTTTTTAAAGTAGTAAAAAATATTAAAGATAAAAATATATTAAATCAAATAAATAAAGTTTTACAAAGTAATCAAAAATTATACGATCGATATCCTCCTAATAGTATGATAACATTATCAGATGGTTCTAGAGTTAATAGTGATTGGTTGAAAGGATATACATCTATACAAGCTATTATTGACGGAGAATTAGGAATTTTAGATCAAACAATAAAAAATAAATTAAATTATCATTTAAAAACACTAAAAGATCCAAAATCATTATCTGATACCGGATGGGCAATTGGTTTAAGTTGGCCTACATATCAACCTTCGTTACCTGCATCTGTAAAACAAGGTATGAAAGTATTTGACGTTGATAAAATATATAATACTATAGGAAAAACAATTTATGGAGATGATTTTAAATCAGGAACTCTAGGTCCACAAGGGCATGGAGGAATAGCTATTATTGATCCAGCTGGAAATGTATATTTAGCAGAATTTGGAAGATATACGTCTGGTAAATCTATGCAAGATGGCAAAAAATGGTTTTTAACTCAACCAGAAGGACGAAAATTTGCGAAAGCTTTTCAAGAAAAAGAAGGTCGACCTGTTACTATAGATGATATACCAGCTGATGCAGTTGCCGGGTATGGAGTTGTACAAAAGAAATCTTTAGGTAGAATTGCTAGAATTGAAAATGGCGAAATAACTAATTTTGACTCTGTATTAAAACGTGTCAAATCTAATTCACAAGGCAAAGGTCCTAAGTTACCAATGCAAGGAGTATTAGTAAGAGGTTACGATTATAAAACCGGATTACAGTTTATTAATAGTTTTACAACGCGTGAATATACTTTAGTTGATATTGGAACGGGCGGAGGATCTAATTGTGCAACGTTTATGGTAGATACAATGATAGCTGGAAAAATTCCTGGATTACAAGGATCATGTTTTCCAAATATTAATGCAAATTTCAAAGCTGTTTCTGACTCTCCTAATGTTGTTACAATCGGAAGTGCTTAAAAAGCATATAATTTATTTCTATAGTTTTGATATATTATTTGTAAATCTTGATCTTGATATATCTGTACAGGAGTCACAACATCTTCATTTAAATTAATTTTTGTATTATATCTTGTTTCAATTAATTTAATAGCTTCTTTAGAAGATAAATCATAATCTGCAAATTTAGTTGGCGAAGATAATTCAATACCAGCTGAACTATATATTTTCCAAACTAATTCAGAACAATATATTTTATCATCTGACCATTCGAATTTTACATCATATGATTTTCCTATTTGATCTTGAGCATATGCAAACATTTTCTTTAATTCAGATTGAGATAATCCTCCTGTATGTCTTAATACTTCATATTTTTTATCTACTCCATTATTAATAAATGTTTGAAGTTTAGTTAATTTTACTTTGCTAGATGCTTCAAAAACATAAGGAACTCCATTTTTAATATAAACAATTCCACAATGACTTAAATTTGAATTAGTAATTTTTTGTATTATTGGACTTTGAGAACTTTTTGATGTATGAAATATAACATCTCCATTTGCAGGTGAATATATTTCTTGATCTTCTGGTAAAACTCTTGTGCTATCATTTTGAGTACAACTAATTTAATTTATTCCTAAAAATCCAATTACTAATAAATAAATTACTTTCTTCATATCTTTTTTCTTTATAATAAGAATTATACATGAAAAATCCAACCTTTAGTTAAAGTTTTTTATTCATTTCTATTTTTACTTTTTCCCAATATTGTAAAGTACGTTTACGTTTATAACCTTTAGGTCCTCCATTCCAATTTCTTGCTATTTTCTCATCAGAAGAATTTGTATGATGAAAGTCTTTCCAAATATAAAACATTTGAATAGATTTTTTTCTACTCCATCTATCTTTATATTTAAATCGCAGTGTATCCTTTTGTTTCTTTAATATTCTATTAACTTCTCTTACCATTACTGGTCTAATTTGTAAACATCCTATGGATGGAAGTATTAAATGCCTATCACCTATACAACTATCATTTCCTCTACTTTCAACTTGAATTAATGCTTCAATTAGTTTATTATCTTGTATTTCTTTATTTTTAATTTTTACATGATAATTTTCAATTTCAATTGGTATACAAAATTCAGATTTATTTTCTGGAATAGACCTCATTCCGATTAACAATATAAATAATAATATTATTATTTTATTCATAATATAAGTTTAAGTAAATTTTCTAAGAAAATCTTTTTGTTTGTCTATAGCTTGTTCTAATTCATTGTTTTCAGCTGACTTTTTGATTTTTCTATTTGATCGTATGTTGTTTGTAACGCCATACCCAGAATCATTCGTTGTCCTACTGTTAGATCCTGTATTTGATATTGTGTTGCTAATAGATCCAGAAAGTCGTTTCCTTGTTTTATCGTCATTTCGTGTTTCAATTGTTGAAACTCCGGCTTTGCCATTATTTGATCTATTTTTTGAAGTCTCGTAGTCGATTGATCCGGCATAGTAACTTGAGTATTCTTTGATTTGAATACCGCAAGGATACGTATACTTGCCTGTTTTAACCATATAAGTAATTTTATCATTTGCATTTAATATTTTTTTAACAACTCCCCAACCAGATTCTCCTAAAAATTCCCATTTAACAATGTCTCCAATTTTAAATTGTTGTTTTTTAAATTTTTCTTGTATATATTTAGGTAATTTTTTCTTTTTCATTCTATGATAATTTCTGCGTCTGAAATTTCAATTAAAAACCATAAATATCCATCTTTACGCAATACAACATCATGTTCAATTAAATTTTTCCAGAACTCTATATTTTCATCTGGATTTTCACGAACTAATCTACGAATATTATATCTTTTATTCTGATATTCTATTGTTGGTGGTATATATAATGAGTTGGTAGGTCTCATGTAACTTATTTAATTATTAATCGCTTTGGTGCTCTATCTTTAGCATATGGAATATCAATTGCTAATAATCCTTTTTCCATTTTTGCTCCTGCTTTAGTTAAATCTAATTCTTTAGATATTTTCCAAGCAAAATCAAAAGCTCTTTTAGCGATACCTTTGTGAATAAATTCACGCTTTTCTTCTTTACCTTTGTCATATCGAACTCTTAAAGTTTCTCCTTCTGTTGATATTTCAATATCTGATTTTTCTAAACCTACTGCAGCAATTTCAAATTGTATACCACTATCAGTTGTAAATATATCAACTGGATAATTCATTTTATTTGATGTTACTGGTAAAAATTTAGATGTTTGATCGAAAAAGTTTTTCCAAACTAAATCGAAATCATTGAGTAATAATGTTTCTTTAAAATGTGTCATTTTAAACCTCCTGTGTTTTATGGTTGCATTAGCTAACCGTTTTTTATTAATTTAATTTTTGAGACCTACCGTATCTCAACTATAACATAAATGATTCTCTGTACCAATTATATTATATATTCTTAAATATCTAGAAATTTTATTTTTCTTAAACATTTTTTCTGTTTCTTGATCTCTTTTTAAAAGATATCCAGATTCCATACATTTTTTAATAATATGTCTAACCGCTTTTAAACTATCAGATTCAACTAATACATTTTCACGATCAATCATTATATCTACTCGATCGTTAGTACCATTGATATAACTACTTAATTCTATTTCTTCGTCTGGTATTGATATATCATTAAAAAATTCATTTAATCCGTCTGATAAATTTTGTTTAGAATGTTTTTTTGCAACTTCAATTCCGTAAATTTCCATTAAATATTCTATTTTTTCAATTCCAGAAAGATCTTTAAAATAACTATATTCTGGAAATCCTACAAATATATCATCAAAATTTAACATTTACATTATCTCTACATTAAACAATTCTATAAAATGCTCAAGGCTTAATCTTTTTTTAGAAGCTGCTTTTTTCATTGCTTCATATAAGCCATCTGCATTTATTTTTCCTACGGCTTCTTTTTTGTTATCTGATTTAAAAAAATATTTATATGTATTCATAAATTCTATTTATTATAAATATGTTCCAATTTGATATCCTGTCTGGATAGTTTGTAAAGAATCTGTTAATGTTTCTGATAATTTTCCAATTTCATGTTTTTTAAGTATAAATGTTTTATTTAATAAATCTATAGAAAATTTATGATCTTTCTCAGCACGTTGAAAATATACTGCAGTTGCATATTCTTCTGCAGAATTTACAGCTGATATTAAATGTTTATATTTAACTGATATTTCTTGTCCACATAAATGTAATGTTCCAACTATAGTATTCAGTGGATCATTTCGAAAATTATAATTACTAATTTTTGCTACTTTAAAATCCATCTCAGACCAAATTTTTCCATATCTATTTTTAAATTTTTCTGATATTGCCCATGGATGATTTATACTATTCATATTTTCTTATTCTTTTTGTTATACGTTCTTTATTTAAATTCTTTTGCTCTTCTGATACTAGTTTCTTCATAGGATGAGTACGATTGATATGCTGTTCGTGTTTGGCGGTTATACTAGCCTGTTCCCATGCTTTTATTTCGGTTAATGCATTATCTAAAAGGAATATATCATTTAAATTTTCTGAGTTCCATTCTACATAATATTGTCCATAAGAGTCTTGAACACACCGAGAGCCAGGATATCTTTTCCTGACTCTTTTTTTAAACTTATCTATTTCTGGTATTCTTGGCCTAGCCATTATGCGATAATTATAGGAAGTTGCTCATTATCTAACATATACCTGAATGGTATTGTAGATTCTATATTGCCAGACTCACATAATCTTTTGGTAAGATCTCTATTAACAAAATGTCTTTTAGAAGATTTAGCTGTATTCAGAAAGGATAATGCTGTCCTCCTCTCTAATAATACATCGTAAAAAGTTTGCTTTTTATGAACGAAGGCTTTCATGATAACGCCTACTTCATGTTTTTGTTCTTTTCCTTTTTTGTCTAAATTTTCTGTAACAATTACAGTTTCTCCTTGATTATACATTATTCTATAATTTTAATGATTTTACTTGATGACACTGCTTTTACTTCATATTCTAATGTAGTAGATCCAAAATCTTTAACTACTTTAGCTTCTGCTTCTGTAACAGACATTGCTTCGACAAGATACATTTCTGTAACTTTCTTCTTTTTGCCAGTTGAATCATCTGATAACTGGACTTTGGCTGTATAGTAACCCATTTTTATTTGTTTTATTTATTTATTATATTATATAAAATTTAATTGAATTTTCAAATATTATTTAGTACTAATTGTATCTACACTTAATGATACATCTTCAAATAAATGATCTAAATTTTTAGAAGATATTGTTTCTTCCCAAGCTTGATTGATAATTCTATCCCACTTTTCTTGTTCGGTTTCTTTTTTAGTAATATCAAATAAAGTTCCGCAAGAACTAAATAATATAGTCGTAAATAATAATAATAGTATATTTTTCATTTTTTCTTTATAATAAGAAATAAAAATGAAATATCCAAATATTTATGCAGATTTTCCAATTGGCTTACCACATTCATCAACTATTAATATTCTTGATTTTTTCATAGAATTTCTGGGAATTGTAACGCTAGGTTTTTTATTATATATTTCTACACCTTCTTTATTTTTTATAATAACACGCGGAACGGATCCATGACTTCCTGGACCTTGTGGCTGTACTTTTTGTCCTTTTTTAGTTGATCCTGGGACTACTGCTGCATCCCAATTATAAAACATTGAATATCTTCCTTTTCTTCCAACTAATGGTTGTAATTCAAATTTAATAACTTTCTTTGGAGCCCAGTTTCTAGGCGAGTTTTTTAATATTTGTAAAGCTAAAGTTTCTCCAATAATATATTCTTGTGATCTAGAACCACCTTTTTGACCATCAGAACCTCTTGATTTTCCACCTACTGCGTTTTGTTCAACTGCATAACTAACCATATCTTTTTTATTATATTCATTTGCTATTGACATAGGACCTTGTTGGCCACTTTGGGTATATTCATCTTTCCAACTATTATTTAAATTACAAATTCCTAAATTTACTCCGTTTGCTATCAATTCAAAAATTGCTTGATCGCAAGTGTGATCATTTCCTTTATCATATGCAATAGTAAAAGATAAATCAAATATACAAGGATTAGGTTTATTTGTAGTTAAGTCTCCTTTTACAGAAATAATTAATTTTACATATTGTTCTTTTTTATATGCAGGATCTTTTGGATCACTAGTACCTTTTGTATATGGAGTTTTACCAATTACAGTTTTAATATCTATTGTAGGCACTTTTGAAAGTGATTTTTCTTTAACTAACGCTGAAAATGCAGCATTTAAAAAAGCTGTTAAACTTTCTCCACGTTTTTGCGAAAGATATCCTGGTTTAACTTCTTTAGCAGGCGAAACTTCATTGTCAAAATTTGTAACTTGAGACTCGCCAGCTTCAATAGTAACCTGTATTTCATTATTTTTATATGTTTCTAGAAATTTTTTAATTTTACCTTGTAATGCAATATTTAATTCTTGTTTAAAGTTATTAGGTAATTGTTTATATTTTCCAGAATCAAAAGTTGCTGATAATGGAATTTCTAATGGTTTTGGACCACCCTGCTCATTCAATATAGCTGACTCTTGAACAACATTTTTCAATCTATTTTGAGAATTATAGAAAATAAACGATCTATATACTTGTTTTGGAGTTAATCCAAAGTTATGAGCTAAATTATCTAGTATATCTGCAACTAAATGTTGCTTTTCTAGGTCATTTCGAAGTTTTTGTCCAAGGATTTTAATAATTTTTTCAAGATATACCACATAACCTTTAGGTAATCTTCGCAATGTTCTTGATTTATTGGTATATACCCTTGTACTAGTATGTCTTTTTTGTTCAGTAACCAATAAGTTAGCTAAATCTTTGGATGTTTCTACAGATTCTTCAGTTGTAGTAGCTGCGTCAGCTGCATCATCACCACCAGCGTCGTCTTTTTTGTCATCCCCTGAGCTTAATCCTTCTAATTCGTCTAGTTCTAAATTACATTGCAGTGTATAATCTTGATTTCTTGCATATCCTCCATAAGGTACAATCGAAATTATGCCGTCTTTCATTAATTTATGAAGAACATCTGGTGTTAAATTGAAATCTTTACCACTTCTTCCAAGAAATTCACGTATTCCGACATCATTTGGAGTATATAATATACCCAATGATCTAGATCCTAGCTCAGCAAACTTAGCTAGAAACTTTTCTTCAGCTTCAGAAAATGGACTTGTAGGAATTTCTTGTTCTTTAAGTGCATTTAACAGCTCTTCACGTATAATATTTCTTAGATTTGCATTTTTCATAATTCTTTTGATTCGGTTAAACATGCAGTTCTATATTGAGACGCTAATTTCTTAATTTCTCCTATAGCTTTTCTAGCTCTTACACCAGCTGCTTTAACTTTTTTTTCATTAAATCTTTCATGATTTTCAACAAACACTTCCCATTGTTCGTTTATTTTATTATAAATTTCAATTGAACTCATTTTTTCCTTTATAATGATAATTTATCGGCTAATAAATCTATATTTTCTTCATTTGTAAAAATAGTAGTTTCATTTAATAATTGTATTTCAATGATATCTGAACTATTTTTATGTATTCTTGTTATATATTTTTTATTTATATAAATATCTTTGTTATTGTAATCTTGTATTTTTATTAAATCAAATTTTTTGATTGTATCTACCATTTCATGTTCTTAGTTTTAAATCGTCTCATTTGTTTTTTAAATACTGATTCTTCTTTTTCAACATTTTTTCTTTCAAATTCAGTTAATCCGTCTGAATCTTTTCCGTTTTTAGACCATCGCTTTGGTTGATTTTTAAAACTTCTATCTGTCCATTCATTAATATTTTTCATATACTTCCTTATATAATATAAATATATTACGGATATTTTTTAATAGGATATTCTGTAACTGTTTTATCATTTGGAAAATATAGTTCAGGTCCTCCTGGTATTCCTATCTTTTTTTCTCCACTTTGATCTCCAATTATCAATAATATATGTTGTATAGGCTTACCTGTTCTTGGATCTGGTTCCATTGTTATACTATTACTAGGTATTCTTGTTATTCTTCCAGGATATTCCCATTGACCTAAATCTGTTTCAATTATTTTTTGATTTGGAATGCTTTTTAATATAGATTCTAATTTTATCATGCTTTTACTCGCAACCATCGAATTGGTGAATTTGTGTTAGAACATATTTTTTGATTTAAATACATATCATTTGTTAATCCTTCTTGAGCAGGATTACATTTAAAAATCTTTTTAGAGAATTTATTTAATATTCTATTTAATCCAGGAGCACTAACTCCAGCTGCACCATATACGGTAACTCCTAATACATTAGCAGCATGTACTAAAATATTAAGTTGATCTGCACCATAGCATGCAGTAAAAAATACATTAGTAGAAGAGTTAATTAAATCTTTACATGCTATTAATAAAGCTTCGTCATAATTATGCCATTTTTTGATCCATCTTCATATTCAAAATCTCTACCAACAGTTTGATCTTTGGCAGCTGAGCCTACTAATTTTGTACCTGTTTTTGTTCCATGAGATCCAATAACCAATTCTTCTAAATCAGAAACTCCTTGATCTCGTAATTCCATAACATATTTAATTGCATCTGCTATAGAGGTAAACGTTTTTGTAACAAGTCCTAATCGTACAAATAATCCAGATAAAGCTTTTTCAATTTTTGTATCATTTGCAAAAACAATTCTAAGTTTTTTAATTTTTTTAGGATCTTCTGTTTGTACTATTTGATCTTTTTCTAATAATATATTTTTAAGTTTAATCACGAAATTAATTTACTTTAACTTTTATTGCCCCAATTGGCTGCTCCAACATTTCTACACGCAGATAATGCTAATGAACCATATGCACTAGGCCAAACTTTATAACGTCCTTTTACTTTGTAATAACATTTATCACGCTTTGCTTTTTTCTTTTTCTTTTTCTTTTTTTCAGCTAATTCAACTTCGTCTACTTTGTCAGGAAGATTTTCATAATCCTTTTTAGTCATTTTACTAGCTAATTTTTCTGCTGCTTCTTTATCAGTTGCAAACATATAACCTTGTTGAGCTTTTGACGCAAATTTTTCTGGTAATAAATCTTTTAACTTAATCATGATTTCTTTTTCTTTTTACGAGATGTGGCTACATTTTTAGCTTTACCTCTTCTATCAGGATTTGGATCTTCTCTTCTTTTTCTTCTAGCTGCAGATGCTCTTTTCTTTTTACCCATCGCTCTTGCTTTAGCTAATGGTAAACATTTAGGCTTACCTTCTCCTTTTTTTCTTCCGCCACATGAACCTCTAATTTTACCATCAGGTCCCATCCTAACCCATTTTTGTTTTACCCAATTTCTTAAATCTTCATCTATTTCAGCTAATTCTTCTTCAATTTGATCATATCCAGATCCATATGGAGCAGCTTTTCCGTCATGATTAGGAGCAATGCTTTCATCTTTATACATTCTCATTTGATCTGGATCTGAAAACCCTTCATCTGGTAATTTAGCTTCGCGCTTAACACAATTAGGAACACGTTTTCCAAACATTGTTTTCATGCCCTTCTTTTCATATCCTTTCCAGCATCGAGTGCCTTCATTTAATATTATGTCTTTTAGTTTAATCATACTATATTTTACTGTCTATACGTACGTTTAACTCTACCTGTATCTGCAATTCCTAAATTCTTTTTTCTATCAGCTATCTGATCAGATGGTAATAAATTTCTAGCGCCAGAAGCTTCACAATTTTGTGTACATCTAACTCTTATATTCCAATCTATATCTCCATCATTCCAAAATGTTCCATATCCTCCGTTTGGAGCTCCTTGATCTCCAAATGCTCTAGTATAGTAATTTATTTGTTTTCGTATTCCATCAAAATATGCAGAGCATGCTTTACCACCATAATCATCAGAAATACCAGCAATACTTCCTATAAAATCTGCCATTACTGAATTTAATAATCTTCCAGACTCTCCTGGAAAAGCTTTTCTTAATTGATTTTGTAAAACTCTAAAAATTCTTCCGTCTAACATAAATCCACCTACTACTTTTTGTATACCTCTAGCAACTGTAACTAATGCACTTTTTTCGGTACTATATTTAAAATATAACATTTCAATTGCATCTTCAACTGAAAATGAAGCAGCTCCTTCTGGATCAAGTTTAGCAACTTCTTTTTTCATGTCTTGTTGCATACGATACATAAGATCTTTTATAGCTTCTACACTCGATCCAAGCTTTTGTGCATGATATTTATCACTAGCAAAATTTCCTTCAGGTGAATTAAAATCTGCAGATCCTTTTAATAACTTAAGTATACCCATTTCCATTGCAATTGCTCTACAAGCTTCTGTCTGCTCTTGATCTCCTGCAATTGCTAATGCATATAATGGAGATATAATTGCCTTTAATTGTCCTAAATATTTTTTAAGACTTGTACTAGGTACTGCCGCAGCTATATCTGATTGTTGTAAATCTTCTGCATCTTTTTTACCTTTTTTTATTGCTACTTTATTTAAAATAGTTTTGACACGATTACCCATACTTTTTAAACTTAATTCGTTTAATTGACGGTGTGGTAATAATTCTTGTAATTTAATCATAATTATTCCTATATAGGTTTTGCTGCTCCACCCGTAGGTGTTGTTTGTAGTCCTTCACATTCTTTACATGTATTTGGATCCATTATATCCTCAATAAATACAGCTAAATTTCCTATGTTAATTGTAAACTTACTTATTGCTTGTATTACTTTAATAGGTTGACCTGCTTTTAATCCATCAATTAATTGATCAATATCACGTTCTTGTATATTAGGTAAATCTTTCATTATTTTAGTTTTGATACATTTAATTACACAATTTATAATAGCTGGATCATTAGAGTCGCCAGTTACATCATTAAAAAATCCAAGTAGTTGATCAGCCATTTGTGATTGCTGTTCGTTTAATCTTCCTTGATTACCAAAACCTAAATATTTTTCTGTTAGTAATGATTTTAATTTGATCATTAGAATCCTTTTATAAATAAATATATGTCATAATGATTTCATTGATGAATCTTCATGTTTACATTTAGGACATATATATTTAACAAAAAGTCCTTGTACATACCATTTATAATTACATTTACCACATCGAATGTACGTACGGATAGTTTGAAATTGCGTATGTTTCATACTGATATATTTCTAGATTAGTTTTGTTTTATTTTACCTTTTAAATCCTATAGTAGAGATTTCAGGGAATTCTTGTAAAATAAAACCACGTATGAATTCTAGTTGTTGTAATAACTGACCCATTATAGCAACAGCATTTTCAATCATGCCGGATTTGATACTCATATCAATTTGATTGTCGTACCATAACAATTGTTCAAACTCTATAGAATCTGATGAGTCCATTTCTGAGTTTACATAATCAAATAACTTTTCAGCAACAGCATCGTCGCTTATTTGTCTTGTATGCAATTCGTCTTGAATATCAATTGCTACTGTCTCCATTTCATTTAATATTTCAGATACTTTTTTCTTTATATCGTCAGGTGCATCTGAATTCATTATTTGTTCAGCATAATTTGATATAGCAGTTTTTGTATTACCTGCTTCAAAATTATTGAAAAACTTAGCAAATTCCTGACGTGTTTGTCGTCCAATATTTTTTTGTTTAGGAGTCCCCGGAACTTGGAATCCTATAGATTGTTCTAATATATCTTTGAGTTTAATCAAATTTCAACACCAAAGTTTAAAATCATTATTTTAAATCTAATACATCCTTCTTTATCACAGGGACAATAATTAAGTTCTAGCAATGTTAGTTTACCTAATCTAATATTAACTTCAAATACTCTTTTTTTATTGTATGCTTTCCAGCTATTTATCCAATTCATGTTGTGGTTCCCCATTGTTTTAACATATCCATTTTTGCAGAGTCTGCATCTTGTTTATCTTGAGTGAATTTATCATCTTCAATTTTAACGTTTTCCCAACTTTCTTTTGCGTCAGGGTTTAATATTATTTTAACATTACCAAATCTTCTTTTTGTTTGGTCTTTCCAATCTTCTAATGATTCCATATCTCCTATAACAGAAGATGCGTCGTTTGGATTAGGAAACGTTACAGCATCTTTATAATATGGGCCTTCTTTGCCATCTGGTTGCATTCTTGTGAAATGAACTTGATTATAATTCCTAGGAAATGTTTTTACTAACAAATCAAATTTCAATTGATCTAATGTAAATTCTTTTGTATCCCGTAAATTACCAGTTGCTGGATCTCTATCTAATCCTTGCATTATATCTGTTGCAGATGCATCAGGTAATTGTTGTTCTTTAACTTTACCAGCTCCAAAGCCAAATCCAAGAAATTTTTCTGATAGTAGTGATTTTAATTTAATCATGATTTTCCTTACGCTTGAGTGAATATAAATGTATTTTCGTCCCCGTCAATCATAAATTCTTTTTTGCCAGCTTCTATGTTATCAATAATTCTAGCTATTTGTTGTATTGGCAACATGCCTTCTTTTTCCATACCCATTGCTGATGCTTTTATTTTTACATTGCCTCCTGACAATGATACGTCTTTTATATCTACTGGTATGTCTATAAAACCATCTACTTTTATATTGTAATTATTATTTACATTACCGCCTTGTACATTTACACCATTATTTGCAGCACGAACTGTATATTGATTGTCTCCTATTTTTATAGAAGCAACTTCTGACAATGATTTTTGATGTGATTGAATAGCGTCGGATAATGTAGGTAAAGATCCATCATCTTTACGTTCCCAGGCATAACTTTCTTTGATAAGTTTTGATAGTTTAATCATGATTAGTCCAATTTATTAATAAATATAGATGTAATTACGTTTTAGTACGATAGTTCGCTAGTACGCCCTTACAGG